CCGGTTGATTTGCTTGATATTTTCAAAGCCCTGCTGCCAAACATAGCATTAACCGGAATTGGATTTTGCCCAAACATTTGTATCTCAATTTCAGCGTGATCGGCCAATTGATCGTTCAATGATTCCGAAAGCCATGGAAGGTCATTAATATTGAGAGTGCCTGAGTCAATAATGCAATCTTCGAAAGTTATTAAGTCCCTTTTCCGGCTACCAAGTGGCTGCACTTCAATTACATTATCTTCAAGCGTGTCAGGCGTAATAAGGTGAGTCCGTCTTATATTAACTTTTGAAGCATTTGCAAAATTTTTATTTGTGTGAAAATAACAAGGTTGCTTACTTTCTAATTCACAATCTTCGATATTCAGCGTCTGTCCGTCAGACATACCAATGCCAATTGCACGTCTTGAATACCAATTAGTTGCATCACCAGTATTTTTATTATAAATACGTAAAACCCGAAGGTTTTGTGTAAAATCCTTACAGGCCAATTGTCCTCCATCAATATGAACCGAATACCTAACATTTTCCCCTATGACAGTCAGGTTCTCTATGTTTGAATTACAATTCCACATCACGACATTGTATAACGAATAACCGAAAGACACGCCGAGATTATCAGCGAGTCTTCCTATTATTACACATTCGTCCTTCCCTGATCCTTGTAAATGAACAAAGTTTTTACCTTCAATAAAATGTTTTTGTCCTGATCCTACTTGATCTCCTTTATCAAAATTAGCAGGGGTCAAAGCTTCGAATATCCCAGATGCTTTAATAATAAATTGATTTGATTTTGATGACGTCGATACTGAATCAATAGCGTCCTGAATAGCTCTTCGCCCGCAAAAGTCTGCATCTACACCAGACGTTCCTGTTCTCTTTGCCGTGATTACTGTAGGTACGGCTCCCTCTAATACTGTTATCCTTGACTCGTGTTTCGAAAGTAAATTTTGTATGCTTTTCGTTTGTGATATAGAAAATTCTGTTGTAGTAATTGTTACAACCAAACTAACAACATTTATATTGTTGAGTTGAAAGTAAACACAATACCAATAGTTATTGGTCAAATCTGACTGCGTAACAATGTGGTTGACAACATATGTTCTTATTAATGTTGTGCCATTTATAACGTCTGTATAGCTATATGAATCAATCGTAACGCCAGATTGTATAATTACACTCCCCTTCATTGATCTTAGCGACAGGCTTGTTTTTATATTACTCAACTGTGCGAAATTGGTATAAGTAACCGGAACTGTAAACGTAATACACTGTCCTAAATATGCGGAAGAGTCAAATGCAAGGCTTGCGGGCTTTATTAGACGATATGACGTATTACCGGTTGAGCCAATTGGAATAGAATAACCATTTGCTAAATCGGATGCTCCATTATTATTCCCGGTTCCATCATTGACAAAAATAGCCGGGATATTATCTGATTTTACTACTTCATTTTCTATTTTGGTAATCCTTAATGTGTGATCTGATATATTGTTTTCGTTTCCTGTTATTTTACCTAAAAAATTCACACCCTCCATTACCATCATTTCTGAAAGAGTTACTGTGACCGGAGTTGTAACGACAGTTAAATTATTTACTTGTGCAATACAAACAAAATTATAACCATTAGTTATATCTAATTGTGTAATTACATGATTTATTGTACACTTCTTTGTGAGTGTAATGCCATAAACCGAATCAACACTACTTATAAAGTCGCCATCAATAGTTGAATTAAATGTAATACCAACTTGTCTCTGTATCTTAACAAATATATTTTGACTACTTAATTTCTCGAAATTATCAATAGAAATTGTAAAAGTGAACTTAAGTACCTGCCCGATAAAGTATGAGGATACATCAATTATATTCTTTCGAAATCTTCTGTATGATCCGTTACCGGTTGAACCGACAGGAATAACAAATCCATTTGTTGTTGCTATTGCCCCATTTGCCACACCATCTCCGTAAATCGTGGTTGGTAATGTGATCATAGACTTATTTTCGATCGCAAATAAGTCAGTTTTCTTTGCAAAAGAATCAATTATAATATTAGTCCACAATGTTGTGTAAACCATATATGAATCTTTCGTTACTCCAGGTATCCCGAAAACTGTTCCATTCACACTACCTGTGTAGTAATACACGTCATTCGCCGTTGCCACCGGTGCAGCCTGCCCTGCAATACAAAACCCTTTTAGATTATATAGTGGATTATAGTTTTTTACAAATTGGTTTAAAATTGCAAAATGATTATCAAATTCCCCTTTTCTTACCGGTTCCGTAGCACCTACCGGTGTTGTCAAATTGGTTATTCTTTTTCCATTCGCGTCAATATCCCATTGCCACTTCGACAGCCAACTTTTCAACGTATCCAGGATATCCAGTAGGAGTTGGAATACCCGTATTTTGGTATTCTTTCCGGGAGCAGTCTCATTTTTTGCTGCATTTACCCTGGTTTGCAGGTTTACTAAAGTATCTTCAGCCATATCATTATCTATCTAAAAGTTAAATCAAAAGAATCATCAAATGTGCGGGTACCGGATAAAATATCTGTATCACTCGCGGGTACCAGGTTTCCGACAGCATAGTAGTTTGAAATGCTTTTATTTTTCGGATCAGGAAGCCACAATCGTTGCCCTGGGATTAAGGTATCAGTTATGCAGATGAAATTTCGTTGTGCTATTTCAAAAGCAGCCTCGATGCTGCCACACTTTTGTATTGCAATATCAAATACAGATTGATTTATTGAAACTTTCATATCCTGACTCATTGGATCATCCTATTCTTGCCGTTTAAATGCCGTTTAAATTGAAGCCAAACCAAAGGAATGCCCCTTTGTGTTATCTCACCTCCTGATGTGCCTATAATGCCGTTTATCCAATCAATTGTTTTTACCAGCTAAATCAAATGCAGCCTCAATGCTGCCACACTTTTGCGTAGCGATATCAAACAGCGACTGACCCACTAAGGCTTTAACTTCCATTTCAGTAAAAAGAATAGTGAAACTAACACGGTTAAACCCATAAATATCCGTCCCATCCATATCTGAAATACCTGCCATTGGGTTAACTTATTAACCTCCGGACCGGGCACATTCACATAAACCGGAACATCTCTGTATTTATAAATTTCCTTACCAGGTATATAAACCGTATCCGGTTCCGTTTTGGCATTATACTTCAGCCGTCCATCATTGAACGAAAAGAGGCTTTGAATGCGTTTGCTTTTAACTTCATTAAGTTCCTTTAGTATGACTTGATTTGCACTGTCGCACTCAAATAATGCCAGGATATCGGTACTATCAGCAGGTAGTTTAAACGGAATAAGTTTCTCAACAATCGAATCCTTATACATAATTGGAACTGCAATTACCGGTTGTTTTGCTGTTTTGCACGAAGCCAGGATAACCAATCCAATGACTAAAATTTTAATCCCCGTTTTCATTTTGTAAATTTTGATTTTGATTAATATTAGTATTAGTATTTGATGGCCAGTTGATAGGAACTGAAGGATACGAAGGGGGTCGGGAATGAACTGACCCGTCATTTAAATTAACCCCTGTTTGATCTTCCACTCTCTTAGCAAAAAAGCTTTTTAAGATTCCAAATATCCTGCCTCCAAATAAATCATCCATATTGGCAGAGGCACTCCAGGCATAAAACCCGCATATCATCCATGCCGCGATATTGTATGTAGCGGCTACCTTCTGATTCATTTCCTTGTCCATCGCGTATAGCAGAGCAACTAAAACTATAGCACCGATTGCCCGAAAAATTGCTATAAATACCTTTTTCATACTGAATTTTTCCCTCCTCTTAATCATCGAAGCTGATATTCCAAATATCAAATCAATAACTAATGCGGCTAACATTACATGAACTGCACCCTGTATCTCAGTAAAATATCCGATAATTGCAAAGAAAATGGCACAAAGAGCATTGTAAAAATGATCACAAATCCAGTCTGTCATAACACTTGAGTTATTCCTATTGAAGTAAGCCAACTCTGAACATCGAAGGAGGGACATGCTTTACCGGGATCAAAATAATGATGCCCTACTATTTTCACATCAGGATTCCTTTTATGAAAATCCACCACATAATTTTGCATAGCCTTTTTTTGTTCCTGGCTGCGAGAGTCGAGAGGGTTTTTCATTTGAGAATCCATCCCTCCTGCATAGACAATATGCCTGCTAATAGAGTTCTTACCTGCCACACCGTTGGTAATTTCCCACGGATCAACATTCGCATCCTCATTATTCTGGACTAATCGTTCAACACCTCCATAGATATGGAACAGATCAGTATAACCAACCTGATTCCAACCGCGACCGGCGGGTGGTTGGTCCATATGCCAATGGTGAATATCTGCTGAAGTCACCTCTCTCCCGGCAGGTGTAGCCGTACAATGAAGCACTAAAAACTGTAATTTATTCATTATTCATTTGTATTAATGGTTAAACTAATTCGTTGCTTGTAACTTTGATAATTAATCCCTGCCCTGGTTAAATGCTGCCTGATCCGTTGATCAATTTCGCTCTGGTTATATTTGCCCCGGATATATCGGGTAAGACCTGCACCAATTAAAGGATCTTCTTTTAGTTCTCCTTGTTGCATTTTCAAGGCAATGGCCGCACATTGATCGGTATTGTCGCCAACAACTAAACCACCTGTTATAAGTCCATCGCTGCCTCGACGCACATTAACTTGTAATTCAAAATCGCTGTTTGTCAATATCCCTTTCATTATTGCGTTATCTTATTATTTTCAAAATCACTTTGGTCCGGATCTGGTGTCTGCGGGTTGAAGACTATTGCCAATGATGCGCCGTTGCCGGCTACCGGTGATGTCTGCAACAATGTTTTCAAAGTATTCATGTCGCTGTTCACTTTGTGCATCCAGGCGATGACGGGCGAAATTTTTACCAAACCACCAAGTTCGCCACCATTAAACTGAATTAACTCAGCCTGATCAGCGTAAAGTAAAAAGGCAGTCGCTTCATCACCCTCAATAATGGCAATCAGGCAGTCAGTTCCGTTAACCGGCTTAACTGCTGTCGTGCCAACTCCCAATAGAACATCAAAGAACTCCAGCCCATCACCGTCAGTTGCGGTCATTGTTTGCGCATTCCAGTCAATTTTAGTTGCCGAGACCCATCGTAATGTAGCTTTCATACTATTGTTTAAATGGCCTTTAAACAGTAATCCAAACCGGTCTAATTCTGCTTTTAGTGTCATGATGCTTTCAATCCAAGTTTACAAACCTGTCGATAACCTTGAGAGGAAAATGTTTTTGTCACCGCGTCGATGTAATAAATCCCTTTTCTCTCAGGGTATAGGATACTTTTCAAATCTATACGATAACCATGATGCACACGTGGAATACCAAAAAGGGTCAAATCACCGTCAATGCCAGGTTGTTTCGATGACTCATAAATCTTATCCGCCTCCCGTCTTAATTCAGCTTC